TATAGACTTATTGTAAAACTCTTCTGCCGTTACATTGATAGCAGAAAGCGAAAGAGATGGGATGTCCGGCATAAATCACCTATGTCTGAATTCCACTGGTTCTAAGAACAAATGCGCCAATGGTCCCGTTGGTAACCTCAAACACCTCTCCAGAGAACGCTGCACCTTCAGCCTGAATCATTACACCATGGACACGAATCTTAGCCAGCGTCCAATCCCCGCTGTATCCAAACGTCGTTCCATTAAATGCAGACGCAATCGTAATGGTCTCTTCAAGATCTCGTCCATAGTTACCGCTGCTGTCCTCAAGACGTACACATCCCACATCAACAGCATCTAATACTGGTGTTTCGTCACCAAGAGCCGGTAACCAACCACTTCTTATGGTCTTATTTAGACCAAGCCACATCTGATGACCGTCCGTTGTTTGTGTAGTTTTGCGAATCCTACAGCATAAGAATGCAAATACAACATCATCTTCTTTTAAGAACCAGCCATCATTTAGCTCTAGTTCATCAACAAAATACGGATTGCTTCCACTTGAAGTCTGAAGCTCGTCCCATGTGTTCGGAGCCGTATCGCTAAATGTTGTCACCGTTTGATCTGCCAGCGACTTAACGTCACAGGGTTGTGTGACATTAACGATCCCACGCATATGAAATGCAGACGTATCGTTTGACCTTGCAATCAAAGATGGAAGCTGTTCAATGTTGAATGTTCCCCTTCCAAGGTTGACCGATGGAACAGCATTGATCACAGAGCGAACCTGCTCATGCATATTTTCAATAGATGCTTTCGTTATTATTGTTCCAGAATCTGGTTTATCAATAGGCATTACGACCCCAGCTTTCCACCCATAGCAAGCCTAATAACGGTCATTGACCTTTGGCATATAGCCACCCCATCAATGGGACCATTATCAAGATATTTTTGTTCTAAGAATTGGTTCTCGATTGCGCTCGATTGTGAAGCAGATGCTGTAATAGAGTGGTCACCAGCCGACAGCATGTCACAAGAGAATACTGCCGATCTTATTGCTGAATCAGAGATTCCCTGTCCCCTGTATTGACTGTCTACGCCGGTAGAGTATGGGCCGGTTCCAGGTATGCGGCCTCCGTCTACTTCAATGCGAATCTGAACCCTTGGCGTGACACCAGTGTCCCAATACTCGTAGGTTGTCACCCAATCCCTCTGCCACCTAATGTATTGAAATGAGAAACAAGAAAGGACAAGCTCTGGGTATTCAGATGTCCAACTAACAGAAACATCCCCACCCCCAACCTCATTAAACCCCCTATTGTATGGGATCAACCATGTGTTTGCGTTCTTGTTCAGATCATGATCTGTTGAGTCCGCAGCTAGCGTGCCGCTGTCTGCCGCCAAGAGTTGCTCACCATACGATGTAGGCTGAAAGCTTGCATTAACCCTCTTCACATGCACATTACAGAGCTTAGATGCATCAAGCTTATCAAGAGAATCAACAGATCCTGTAGTCCACTGATAATGAGTTGTAGCAGAAGCGGTTCTAAGAGCTTCTTGAAACTCGTCACCAATCACATCTGGATCAATGACCTCCTTGCTGAATACACCAAATGGAAAGAACATGAACATTAGCTACTTGGTGTCCTACTTCCAGGAAGTGAGGTTTGAGGACCAAAGGCGTCGATAGTATACAGCGCCATTGGATCTGAGGACTCCAGCTTCACACTGAAGACCTCATGCGATGGAACATCAATAGCAATACGATTGCTGTATGGCCTTCTAGCTCTATATACCCCAACATCATATGCCGCTGGGGTTGTTGTTACCGCATAGTAGGCAATGTCAGAGTTTTCTGGATGAGCAAGAGTAATAGACTCTGTGTTGATAGCTACGTCTGCATCCCAATCTTGGTACGTTGTTACTGTTGCAGACGCCTCACACCTCTCTTCCATAAGGAAGATTAGGTCTGATGCCCTGTGCGAAGCATGAAGCTCTGGCCCAAGCCCACCAAAAGATCGCCACCCAGTAGTGTATGAGGCGGTTGGGTTTGGCGCGTAATACCCTGGGTACCCACGACCATATACATAGATGTTTGGCCTAGTGTCGTAGGTGCCGCCAGCAATGACGACCCCACTACTTGGGGTGACCGCAGCACAGTTGAACTTTAGGTCTTCTCTAAGCCTCCAGCCCTGCACCCGATAGTCAAATATAAATTGCATATTGGGCTCTGTTTGATCATCTACTGGAAGAACAAAAACAGCCTCCCCAACACGATAATCAACAAATGATATACCCATGTGTGCGTAAGTGGGGTTTACCCTACTAAGGCGCTTCTGGATGGGGGTTCCAATGTCAGAAACTTTTCCATCTGTATCCATCCTCCAGAACGTCTTAGCCCCATACCAGATCACAGATCCGTCAGGAACAGCCTGAACAAGCGAGGGACCAGCACACCCAGCGTTTGAGTGCAGCGTTCCAATGTGCCAGTTTGGATACTCACCAGATAAGAAGTGTGTTGATCCTTCTTTGAAGATGAGCAAAGCAGAAGACTGCTCGGCATAGGCTAGTCTAGTTGTGATAGCCGCAGTGATTGGCCCCGTAGCTGGAAAGACCTCTCTCCAGTGACCTTCCATCATGCTTTCAGGGGTTGGGCCACTAAGGTTTTCCTGCTCGCTCCACCATATTCTTGATGGATTGCCATCAGTACGCATCATAAACATGCTTCCACTGAAGGACTTCATAAAGTAGAAACCCGAAGGAACAACATCTCTGTTTATCCAAACAGATCCAAGCTCTTCATCTGGAATATCATCAATATATTCTAGCGTCTGATTGTTGGGAATTCGGTGCAAAAACCTTGGTAATCCCTCATCTGTTGAGGGAAGCCTTTCAAGATTCATTGTGCGAAGAATGATTCTTGCCTTTGTTCCTACCGGTCCAACCGGAATGTTGTACAGCCTGAACCTACGGCGAAGCCTATCCGGCCTAGGATCTTCAATATCTGTCTCTACATCCATTCTCATTGTTGGCTGATCACCTCTTGGTGAGGTGGACGAGTACGCCCCGTCTGGGCCTTCAAAGACAACATGATAAGCCCACTTTCCTGAATCTATACCACCAACAATAGTAAGTGGTAGATCCACTACGGGGGTAGCGGTAATGTCTTCAGTAGATAGGGTCCAATTTGGTTCAATGGTCCCAATACGACCGGCCTTGCTGAACCCAGCAGCATTTGGGCTTGTGCCAGACCTTGATGGTCCCTCTGCGTCTGTTGCAGATGGTGCGTTTCTATACCCAAAGCTACGAAGCCTGGTCTGATCCCACACCCATGCCCCACCACCATCACAGAAGGTGAAGTAGATCCTATCTCCAACCCTCTCAAACTGAGGAGGGTATGCAATAAGTCCCTGTGGAACTACTGTTTCTTTAGTATTGTCAGACCTATAGTAATACTGTTGGTCATAAATATTATCAGTAGTGCTTGTTGTATTGCTGTTCCATGGCTGAAACCTAAATACACCAGCGGTAGATAGTATCAAAAGCTCTGGTACTGACCCACCAACCTTACATGTAAATAGGCCAATAACTTTACCATCCTTACCATTGATATAGTTAAGTCCACCGTATGTGGTCCCACTAAGCTCATAGAAAGAATCATTATCCATCAATGGCATGATTCTAAAGGTGCTGTCTAAAAGACCCCTTTCGTCCAGCCTAAAGTTAATAATCTCAAGAGCAGTAGACCCATCTGTAAGTGGGTCTTCACTCATCACCTTGGCTGCGCCTACGGTTAGCCCCTTGTACTTAGGCCAAGTCATTAAGTGCTCTCTTCAACTGGATAATCAGCAATACCAAACCTTGGACTGGAACCTAATCCATCTCCAAATGATGGGCTGTCGTGCCCAGAAAAGCTGTAGATCCTCTTCAGCCTAGCTAGCTCATTCATGTACGAGGTGTAGTACAGGGTCTTCCGGTTCATGTCCCCATCACGATCACCCAGCAAATACGACGCTGAAAGCTCCGTGAGCGCTTCGAAGCACTCAGGTGGTAGTCGTGGTGCGTCGGTGTCATACAAGAGCACAGGGGGCCTTCTAACGACATTCATAAGAATGTTGTAGGCGCTGTCTGGGATTCTATCGAACCGAAGGTGGAAGTGACCGTGAAGATCTTTGATCGTTGTCCTGCGATCTACAGGATCAAGGTCACCACGGTCATATACAGTAGTCGTGGACCCATCTATGACCTTCCACAGATAGTAGATCTCATCCTTCTCAACATCCGGGTACACAGAACCAGTACCACTCGATACAGTTTCATCAATCTCGTGCCTAGCCCTAAAGATCCACTTCTCATATCCAGAGCTTGTATTTGATACTTCTCCAGAATCTTTATTGTTCATGTAGATGTAATCAATGTTTGGCGTGGAGATGGTAATCGCCCCGCCACCCCAAGTAGTAGAGATTTGAGACGATGCTGGAGAGCTAGCACTCATGTACCTCGCTTGCTTCACACCCCTAAACGTCTGGATGTTCTGCCTACCCCAAACATGAACCACCTTGTACGAAAAGGTACCAGCAACACCATAGTCCGTCTGCTCTGCTCCAGATGAATCGTACCCCCACATATAGACAACTGGTGCAGCTACAGCTTGCTGTGTAGCAAGAGAGACCTGCGGTGTGTAATGAGGAGGATCTAATACGAAGTAATCACCTCTTGCGTACTTCTGTGGCCTACCTGTAGACCTCCACCCATACCCAATCTTCCAACGATCCAACTCCTCTGGAAACATTGTTTCCAACATCTCCCTAGGATTTGTCTCTGGATTGATGATTATGTTGCGAATCTTTTGTACATCTGCTGGGTATGGATACTCATATGCATAGATTCTGTATGTAAGACCAGTATCTGTTGTATTGATCCATGGTCTATCAATGACAATATAGTCTGCCGCTGTCGTTTCTCCAGTAGGCGTAAAACTCAGAACTACCTTTTGAATCCTACGAAGAATGTAGGAATCTCCTCTCTTTACCTCTAGCCAAAGACCATCAAGAGTACCGTCATCTGTAAGCGTTCCAGCAGAAAGGTTTACCTTAAATGCCCTCACATCATTAGCAACAATATCTAAGGTTCCTGTTTCTCTAGCCACAATCATTGGGAATCGAAGTTCTTCTCTTAGTAGAGCTTCAGGCATGTCTCCCCACAAGTGCCGAAGCGCATAGTTGATTGCGCTATTCAGCCTTGTAGTCCCAGACGCCCCCCTCTCTGGATACCCAGTCTTGACCCTAATCGCTTCTCTAAGATCAGAAAGATTCATTTCAACCCCATAAACAAGTAGCCCCCCAGTGCATACTACACCGAGGGGCTACTAGAGCGGGGCTAGTAGCCCCTAATAGTGTCTAAAGCAGGCCAGACAGTCTGATTGCTCCGGTTGTCGCAGAACCAATGGCAGATGGGAAGTAACCAATAATGGACTCCTCAACGTCACCGAAGTCTGTGTCATCAACTTCACCTGAACCACTGGCACCCTTGGTGACAGCAGCGGCTAACTCAGCAACAGATGCGTTTGTCTTGACCACACAAATCCCAGAACAGCAAACCCAACCGTAGCTTCCGCTGGCAATGGCGTTCTGGGCCACACCAGCAACCTGGACAGAAGGAACAAAGTTGGAATCTACCTCAATCGCTGCGCCAGTAATGCCAGCTTGCCATTCAACTACTCGATTGGCGGCAATCGCAGCACCAGCCTTCACCAGCCGGTACATCTGGAACCCATAAGTGGGGTCAAGATATGACCGAACCTCCCCAACTTTTCCTGGGGCCTCGGTGCTCGTTTGGGTTGGGGAGTCTAGATAAACTCGGGAATCAATGGGCATTTCAATACTCCTACTTATACGGTGTCAGACGTACAGCCGTTAGCCATGAGGTTGGGAACAGCGAACTGAATCTCGAGAAGGATGTATGCAATGTCCGCATCTGTGTTCGATGTCTCCAAGTGATCAGAGAACTTCGTAACGCGGAAGTCGTTGTTTGCATTCACCCAATACTCGATAGCATTCGGGTTCAGGAAGTACGCATGGTTCTGGAATGTTCCACCAGAATCAATGGCAGCATCCGTCATCCAACGGTTTGCAAAGTATTGAACACCATTGGCTACATGGACAGTCGGATGGGCTCGACCCTTCTCCAAGTCATCCACAGTGTAAACAATGGCTCCAGCAGTTGCTCCACCGGGGTAGGCACGAAGCTCCTCACCCAATGCAACGTGGTCCGAGATGGACACGACGCCAAGGGAGATGCCCTCTTCATCCTCTGCATAAGTATCAGCAGTGATCTTGATCTCTTCTGCCGTCTGCATGAAGTCAGTACCAAAACCAGTGTGTACGGCGTACTGGTTAAACCAGTTGTCCACAAAGTCAGTGGTATCGTTCACACGAGTCTCACCAAGATAGGCGATAGTGGCGGAAGCTTGATCGGCTGGAGTCTGGAACCGAAGGGCACCATTCTCAAAACCAGTAGAGGAAAGACCCGTTGTGTTTCCATTCAGGGTACCAAGACCACTTAGAGTGGTGATGTTTCCAATATAAAGCTGGCGAACTACATCGTTCTTCAAGCTCTGCATCGCAGCATTCGTCATGTCCTGAATGAAGCGCTTTACGTCTTCCTTGTTGGACTGACGATCCCGATCAATGTGCGGAAGGATGATGGGCTTAATGTACTTGGCCCAATCTCCCGACATGGAGGATAGTGTCTCCTTCTTGTTCAGCGGGACGCTGATGTTGGATGCATCAATCTGCGTCACATCCGAGTGACCGCTCTTGACGCGAACAACGCGAACGTTGGTGCCTCCAGAGCGCTTCACCTGGTTACGCGATTGAAGGCGAGAAAGAAGAGGATCTCTATTATAAAAAGAGAGAACGCTTTTCTTTACAACGTCAGGGACGGTTCGTGTTGCGTATTCTAGCAAAGCCATGTCGGCATCTCCAGCTAACTATTCAAGAAGGTAATCGTAACGACCAAGCACTTCACCCCATTCCATCTCGTCAACGCTGCGTACAGGCTGACCATGAGCAACATGTCCATCTGCTACTACCGCTTGCTTGGTCGCTACGGGATTAGGTTGCTTTTGCTCCAGCTTTGGCTCTGGAATGGTAGCAGCAGAAAGTGAATCCAATTTAATACCTGCACGATACAAGGAATACTTATATGCGTCTTCCATTCTATCTACAAGTGTTTCGCCCTGAAACCTTTCATAAATATGCTCGAGTTGCCCAGCGAACTCATCTCTTGCATTTTGTGGAAGGTTATCAATCTCAGGATGGGCAGCATTAAATGCTCGCCATGACGCAGACACGACGTCTTTAGTCATCTCGTCAATAGTAACTTGCTGTGTTTCTAACTTAGAAACTAGAGGTTTGATATCCTCTGAAGATCGAATGGAATCCATGAGTTCATGGAACTCACTTCTTGCAGATTCAAATCTATTCTTTTCTTCTTGAAGCTCTGAAACATAGTTGGATGCAAGATCAAGAATAGGCTGCACATAGGGGCGCGATTCTTCTGGAATGGAATCAATAGATACATCATCAAACGATGAGAACTCTATTTTTTGTTCTTCTTGTGCCTCCTGTCCTTGATCAGAAGCAGGCTGCTCAGCTTCAGGAACAATACTTGAGTCGCCACTCGAAGACTCAATCTGCTCTGTTGTTTCAACCGTTTCCGGCGCAAGCTCGCTAAGTTCCGGGGATGATTCCTGGTCCTGCTGCTGGGGTTGTTCCGGGGACTCCTCCTGGTGCTGCGACTGGAGGCCCTCCAACAGCTTCTGCTGGAGGTCCGCCTTGGACTGCTCCTCCTGCTCCTGGGGCTCCTGGGATTGCTGGGAGGGCAATGATTCCTGTTGCGATTCCATTTAAAAACTCCACTAAATCATCTTCGTTTTGTAGATTATAAACACCAGGACTTATCGCATCTGCCAAAAGAACAAGCAGTTCCATAAACTCTGGGGACATTTCTGCTACAGGACCAGGAAGGATTCCGGCAGCCATTAGCGCATCCGAAGCCTTTTGTATCAACTCTGGGGTAACTAAACTAAGTTCTGCGCCCTGTGCGGGCGGCGCCCCGGCACCCATTGGCGCACCGGTACCGATTCCAAGATCAACACCCTGTTGTTGAAGAGCAAGATTCACATCATCTGTTGCCTGAAGAACTAGCTTTTCTAGTTCCTCCAGAGGCATGTTTTGAAGCTCTTCGTCAGACGGGATCTGGAGTGTTCCCGCAGTTGGTGCCCCCGGCAAGTTGGGCATCGGTGGGGTCACAGGCATCTGAAATCTCCTTCCAGCGATTATATTGTGTATTCGTCCAACCGGTAGCGTCTTTCATCTCTTGTTTGTAGATATGATCTGCTACGGCTTCACGACCATCTTGTTCTGCAACACGGTCAAGTTCAAGCGCTTCCTGCTTCATATCATCAACAGATGAACGATACTTTACGGAGTTTGGGTCTGTTCTTACAAAACTATTCTCTTCTTCAAACTTCTTAATATCTTTGTATGTTCTTACTTCTTGTCCGCGCATCATCCCAGAAGTGCCATAGATAGCCTTTGAATAGTCTTCAAGGCCAGACCAAATAGGGCCGACAGGATTGAAGCTATAAACACCACTGCGAGTGGAACTGCTACCACAGCTACAAGCAATACTGTCCGGTATAGATTCAGATCCAAGGTACAAGTGCTCCTTTGAAGAACCACATCCAGAGCAAACATAATCAAAGATTGGCATGAAGCAATCCGCTAGTAGTTTTCATTCTCATTGCCAGGATTGTTTCCTGGGTTCTCATCCGTATTTTCTCCACTAATAGCCCTATTCAAATCTTTGCTGATTTCAATAAGGCCAGCTTCTTCAAGCGTTCTTAGTGTACTGACATCCATAGTAGACATATCTACTTTGCCCACCGTGATCGTATCGCCACCAGAATTATGCTTTTCCGGTGGCATCTCTCCACCGTACTTGGTGCCCTGCGCAGAATAGATTTCATCTGCAAACTCTTCGTCGTTCACCATCTTTTCTGCGAACTCCTCGACGGTCATATCGTCTAAGACGCCCTTAGGAGCCATAAGCTCCAACTCATCCATGGCGTCTTCATCACCGTCTAGGGCTTTCTCTGCTAGTCTAATGAGCTTAGGCATCGTTCATCCAAGTTTACAGTTTAACGTTTGTCAACCTTCCGGGATAACCCCAGGAGGAAGTCCGATATTGGGTGGAAGTGGAAGCCCTACCTGCCCTGGACCCGCAGCCCCAGGCGATAACTCTTCTTGTTGTGCTGCCGCCTGTTCTTGAACAGCCTCTTCTTCTGTCTTTACCAAGGATGGTCTGAACCCAAAAGCATCTACAATTTCTTTTGCAAGCTCTCTTTGGTTCATGGCTTCTCCAAGTGGAGATGGGCTCGAAAGTGGGGCAAGGAGGTTTGTAAGAGAGTCCCTTCGTGCGATCTTGTCTTCCATAAGTGGAGAGAATGGAAGAAGTCTGAACGAAGGAGACACCTCAAGCAGGTCCTTCTGAAGCATTAAACTATTTGGTTCCGCCTGGGTAATCGACGCGATTGCTTCGACATTGATTCCAGAAGCTTCTGGATTTCTTAACGCCCACTTAGTTGTAGCCAATGCTTTTCGGAACATGCTTGTCACAACGCGAACAACCTTCCTTGCCCTAATGTTTAGGCGACCTTCAATGGCGCCACGAATCATATTCGCTTCTGCTGCGGTACGAATGTTCTTTACTTGACCATGCTGATAGTCAGCCATTCCAGGCAACCAACGAATAGACTCGATGCCCTGGTTTAGATGCGTATTAAAATCAAATGTAGTCGGCATCTCTGGTGAGACCCACACATGCTGATCAATGGTTCCGTCTGGCGGGCCCTCAACAAGCACGGGCTCCCAAGATCTTGCGTTCTTCCACCGTTCAAACTCTTCGTCAGACCTGAATAGCTTGCGGTCTACCAGCATACGACGGGGAAGACGGGCCACAATCTCACGACGAGCAGAAACAAGCTCATTGATGTCCCTCTGGATTGGAGCAATCAAACTTACATCAGAGATGCCACGAATACGACCAACACCAGGATGGAAGATGAGCGCATCGTATGGTCGCTCATAAGGCATGTCTGCTTCCATGAGAAGCTGAGCCGTATCTGGATGCAGGTGGTATAGCTTTTTCTTTCTAAAGTCCCAAAACTCTATAAGAGAAACATACTCTTTTAGTCCCTTCTCCCTAAGCTCAACTTCTTGCTCGAGAGGCATCCTAGTATCAATGATTGAACTAGGGTAGGTATCTGCCGGAATAGCCTTCTTTGGTCTATCGTAGACGCCGCTTTCAATCCTGCCCCTGAAATCGTCATAATGTAGAACGAATCTCTCGAATGACCAGCCAACATCAGCGACCCGTTTGGCGCTTGGATCGAAATGTACTTCCCACGGTAGTTTGGTTCGCCAAATCGGCCTACCCAGATTGGCAGACCAGGACACCTTAACGACAGATTGGTCGAACAGAAGCGCATGAAGAACAAGCTCTTGAATGACAGTATCTAGTTCATCTTCTTCTGCGAACCAGTTCAATACAGAAGCAATCCTGCGTCCAGCAAAGGTTGGATCGTTCTCTTTTTCCGGCACATCTGTGGCGCCTTGGCGCTGATCAAGGGCTTCAACTTGTGGAAGATCCATTGCCAATGCTGAAACAATGGTGTCCACAATAGGAAAGATCTCATTCTGAACAGCGTTATACCCACGAGAATCGGCAGCCTTAATGGAGATTCCATCCCCATCCCAGAACCTTCCTCTATAGTAAGAAAGGTTACGAATTACTTCGTCTGCACGGTGCTTTTGGTACCACTCTTCTGTTTGGAGAACTAGCCCAACCATTCTTTGGATGGACTTGTGCTCAGCCTTGGGTCCTGCATGTAGATCTGTGTGGGCATTCATATGTGCTTACCCCATGGGGTGTCCCATTCATTGATAGATGCGCGGTCAATCCTATCAAGAAGTCTTCGCCAGGCTTCATTTTCTATCTGTTTTGGGGACATGTTTTTCTTATGGTGCTGGGCACCTATCTCATTACGCCACGCCCAAGCAATACCAGCCACAGCGGCAGCAAGATCATAGTGCCCGCCAGACACGTCTCTAGAGAGCTTGTCCCACTGGCCCCGATAGTTCAGGAGTTGCCGAAGGCAGCGAACTGAGTGGATTGTGATTGAGCCATCATCTATGAGTTCTTGTAGGTATCCAACTGCTTGTGCTTTTGTCTTTGAGTTGGAGTACCAGCCTGGAATGCGTTGCTTCCCACCAGAACCATATCCAGATGCTTTCCTGTGGTAGACGTTTCGATATCCCATAGCAACCACATGAGATAAAACCGCTTCACCTACACCGTTGGCTTCGATGTATATGCGGGCATTATTGTATTGCTTAGCCCACTCAATGATCCTTCTTGCCATACGGAAGGCTTCTGCATGCCCTAGATATTCGGCCACTTGCGAGCAACCATCGACATCGAATATCTCGACGCCAAACATGTCTCTTTTGGCCCATGATCCAGCAGGATCTACAAAGATTATGTATCTGCTATTGGGCATTGGCTTCTTAAACACAACCCATTCATCTGTCTCGACATTCAATCCTGTGCCTCTGTCGAGAAGATCTAATATCTCCATGAGTCTCTTTGCGTTGTATACAGCGTCACCAGCCAGAATCCAGCAGTCTAGTTCATTTACTGGATACTCTGCTCGAAACTTCATTAGGTCGTTTCGGCACTTTTCTAATCCAACTGTCTGCATCCAATAGGCAGAGTCTTCTGGGATCTTGTGCTGATCCATATAGTCACGCACATCTAGTCGAGGCTTCCACCTTGGTGGTGGCTGTACTTTGTATTCCTGAACAATGGTCCAAGGAATGAACACCTTCATCCACTTGCTGTCTGGCGCCTCAGAGTCTGTACACACAAGGTGTAGCTGGTCGCCGTGGTGGCGTGGTGTTGATTCAGCAATGACAAAGCCACCGTCTCCGGGAACAGCGTTGAGCGCTGCTGTCCAGGCTTCTGGCCCACCGTTTTCAGACCATGCGGATATCTCTGTGGCTAGCAATACCTGAACAGTCTCACCGCGAAGCGGTTCGTCATCTTTTACAGAGGCAATAGTCATACGGCTATCAATCTCTGGGAACTCCAGACTTCTCTTGAGTCCTGGAGTCTTCTTTGGCCTAATCTCATCGGGCATATAGCGATGGAATCGCACTGCTACAGATGAGAGATATTGGCTCTGAACTTTCTTGTGGGCGAGGATGCCTACTCTGCATCCTGTTCTGAACGCTGCGTGCTGTACACCAACGCCGGTAAAGAACGTTGAGCTACCTTCCTGACGCGGCTTTACGTGTACAAGCCACTTTCCCTCTTTGTAGCAACGCATAACGGCTGCGGATAGGATCTTTTGCTGATCCCAAAGATGGAATGGTTCTATGGATCCGCTCTTAGTGCGAACCCTTGTCATAGGTAGAAAGGCTTCTGGGTTCCAGAAGTCTTTGTGGTCTGGGTATACAATCACCCCGACTTGCCGCCTCTAAGGATCCCGAAGGGACCGTGGCTGGTAAGCTCTTGTGCCGGTTCGTTCTTCTTTGCTGCCGGGTTCTTCAGCTTTGCATACTTGCTCTTGTCGGAAATGGTCTGACGAGCAATGGTTAGCAGGCTTCCGATAGTAGACACGTCTCCCTTATCGAGTATTCCACTATTGAACTGCTCAAGGGTGTCCTCAACTGTATGAAGAATCCCATCAAAGGTCTTCAAGGAGAATCGTGGGTCTGGTTGCTTTCTATCTTTCGACATGATCTATAGCCTCGATGATTACGTCAGGCGTTAGTCCTGACTCTGGAAGGGCTCCGCACAATGCGGTAATGAACTTTTTGTTTGTCTTAAGGTCTCTGATTGCTCTCTTTACTGAAGCATGAACTGCTTGTCTAGAGCAACCTTCCTCATGTCCTATCACCTCAAGCTTCATTCCTCTTAGCACTTTCTCTAGCCTTCGTGCTTGTACTTTAGATACCTCTTGGTAAAGTACCCTACGAACGTCGGAGTCCATAGTACCCCCGGCACTAATAAGATCAGATATCATTGGTTGTCTTGAGCAAAGCCACTCTAGAACAGAGTTCAATGAGCTTCCTGCACGGGGCGTAATGGATATCTCCATAAAACGATGCTCTCCACCTCTAGACAGTGCCATAGAGATTGCGTTCCTTACGAAGTCTGAGCGTTTTACGCCGGCATTATCTGCCGCATCTATCAGTGCGTTATACTGTCGTTCGGTTATTCGAGTAGCAACCAATTTGTCTTTAGACATAAAAAACTAATATCATGGAGTTCTACAATGCCCCGCACTTCCTCTAAGAAGCCAGCAAAGAGTACAACCGAAACTGCCGTAGTCTCAGCGCCCGTGGCCCCTAAGCGCGGTCCTGGTCGCCCCCCTAAGGCCAAGTCGTTTCCGCTTAGTGTTTATAGCTGCGACCAAGAGGTTGTCCTTGATTTTCCTGACGAGGCTTCTCGGGCTAACGCAATCAATCAAGTTTCAAAGCGCTGCCCTCGTGGCCTTGATGCACGTATCTCTGTGGGTGGAAGCACCTACCACTTCGTTCGCGTTGATTACATGAAGTACTAGGCGGAGTGCTCTCAATGAGCTTCTAGGGGGCCTAGAATCCATTCTGAGGCGCCGGTAGGGGTCAGGGTGGCTTCACCCCAGGACGAGCGTACCTAGGCTGAACTCTCATTAGTTTATCGTACCAATCCTCACTATCAACGTACTTAAGAAGCTTTTGAAGGCTCACTCTTGCGTCATCGAAGCGCCACTCGCCAAAAGCAATCGCCGCGTCATTCGCAAGCATCTGAACTTCATTGTAAACAGGAAGCGTTCTGTGCGCGTCTGCATACTCTTGCCCTAAGCGACGCATCTCTTCCCTAGCTTGATCAAGAGTTAGCCCACTTTCCTTTATTTGACCTAGGTTTTCCCTAAGCTGCATCTCAATGGAATCTTCCATTAGGTGGATATCACTGATGGCACTATGAATCTTTGGCTTCAACCATGCTTCGGGGGCGTGGTGAGACGCCTTCCTTGACATTCTGGTGATAACGTCACCAACATTCTCTGCGGCACCATTATAGGCTGGCGAAAATTGGTTGCTTCTTTGTAGCTTAAGCATTGTCTCTTCCGGCAGGCCACGCTGTGCATGAGCAACCTGGTCAAGCGCTTCCGCCACCTGCTCTTCCGTCTTAATTGGCGGCATTTTCGAACCAGCCCGCCTCCACTTCTCATGGAGCCCGTACCACATAAACTCCTTATCCTCTGGGCTTGTAAGTCTGCTTGTTGAAAAATATGGTGACTCCCAACCCTTAACATCGGCTTCTCTAGCTGCTGTTTTGGCTGCCTGGGCGGGCTTGGTTTTCGGTACGGGGGGCGACTTTGTTAGCTTGGCAGCGTATCCATCAGCGAACCTAGCGAACTCATCCACATGTTCAAATATATAAGTATTTATCTCTCTGGCATTCTCCCACTCAACCCAAGGGAGAATCTCCTTAAGCTCCTCTCTAGATTTCTGGCTTATACCCTCTAAGTCCGGGTCGCCAAGAATGTCATCCATAGATGGGCCTATGCGCACCTTCTTCTTAGGATTCTTAACAAACTGCTCAGCGGCCTCTCTAACCCACGTACCTTCTAACAAGGAGTCTGTAAGGTTATCCATTTTGATGGCGATAGAAGTGTGTATAAGATCTCTATCTCCATAATCTGTAATTCTATTGATGGGGTTATCGCTCTCGGAACCCTCAATGAACTTCTCCATCTTCCGGTCGTGCGCGAGCGTAGTGTAGTTCAACTTGGTACTGTCCCAGGTATTAAAATCAATATCGCCAGATTTAAGCGTCTTCGCCGCTAGTTCAAGTGTCCCCCAAGACTTGTCCCCAGCTTTAATCATCCGCATAAGATCAGCGGGAAGCCCGATGTAGGGGATCATCCCCATGGCCCCCAAAACCATCCCAGGAATGTCTCTCTCTGCTACAGCCTTTGCCATGTAGCCTGCGCTGATGGGGATATCTGCTGGAGTTTGGCTCGCTGCTAGTTCAGCGCCAAACCTAAGAATGTCTGTTCCCTCCTCTGGAGTAATACCCTCCATACCAGCCGTAATGGGCTCCTCCGGAGGATAGGCCGCCACTGCCACTTCAGAAGGATCTGTTGGTCTGGGTCTGGGCTTGGGCACATTCTGCATACGATGTGGGAATCCCATCATCGGCTGGGTAGGGTCAACTCCCAAACGCTCAATAGCTTCTCGCTTCTTATGCTCGGCGTACCTAACTTCAGAGTCTACACCCTCATAGGCTGGACGCTGGGGCTCCGAAGGAGCCTCAAATTCTCTAGCATCCAATTCCTTTTGGATCTTATCTCTAAGGCTGCTGTGAGCTTCTAGCTGGGAGCCAACATCTGCCTTCTTGCTGGCCATGGAACCCTTGGTGCCGGCAGCATCGAGCTTAGCGGTGAACCCTACAATATCAGCATCAAGCTTATCCCTAGCAGAGGTAAGCTCTTCTGTTGATTTGTCCTTGAAGGCGGTCGCCATGCTTCACCTATTCAGCCTTCTTCTTTGCCTCTGGGAACTCTTCTTCAACCGCTTCCCGGCCAACCATCCCAGCATACCCACTACGTCCAGATTTATAAAGTTCTCGTGTTTTTGACTCTGCCAGATCTCTCTGCTTTTTCAGGGTTAACGATCCCCTAAGATCTTTCTCAAACTCTGGGTCTAAAGTAACAAGCCCCTTATCCGCAGCACCAAGTATGGCCTCTGCTCCGCCATACATTCCAGATTCAAGTCCCCACCTAGACTCAAGATTTCTATTTGCTTGATAAATCCTGTCCCTAAGCTCGTATCCTTCGTCGGAAGCAGCCGATCCCTCCGAACGTATTTTCCCCCAGCTTTCAGCGGCTTCCGTTGGAGTCTCCCCACCCTCTGGGCTGGAGACAGTTTCTATACCGCCCCCTTGGTGGGGCCGCCCTTCTTGCCAACGACGACGCCTAAAATATCCCCCTTCAACCGTTCCCGATGGAAGCTCCTCAAGAAGAGCATCAATCACCCAGTCTGGAGCTTCTACCTTGCCGCCTGTGGCTAATGCTTCCTTTAGAGCCTCTTCATCGTAGGGAGAAGGCTCGCCGTCTAGGTTCATGTCTTCTTCTACGTCCATCTCCTTTACCTCAATCTCTTTATTAATGAGATCAAAGAGTTTGATGTTTGCCTGAAGCTGAGGTCCGTGCTTCCAACGCCACCGCTTGCTGTGATCAAGCCCCGGATACGGATCTCGGTAGCTCTTGTACGTCAGACTCCCACGAGGCCGGTCCCGTCTATCGCTGGCCAATTGGGCCTGCAACTCATCAATGTTGCCCTGTAGGGCCGCCCTACCGTCATAAAGCTCCTGAAGGCTCTTGCTAGAGAGATCTTTTCCTACGTTTTTCTTCTTTTTAGTGGCTTCTTCTGCCACGGGTAACCTAATAGGTATAAGTTCAGCATCTAAGTCTGTGCTCTCTTTTGTGTCCATTTCCAGGACGCCAATCGCAACGTCAATGCGGTCAAGGAGATCATACTTATCTTCAAGTCCTGCGCCCGCCGCCATCTTCTCTTCTGCTAGTGCCCTACCTTTTTCTGTTTGCGTATTGACTGGCCCAAGCTGATCAAGCATAGCTTGGTCGTTTGCAATTGATTGCTCTAGTGCGCTCTTTCCCTGGAGAAGCTCCTCAAGGCTCTTGTCTGACAGGGCCTTGCCTACGTTTTGCTTCTTTGGGGCTCCCTGAAGAGCCTCCTCGTACTCTCCCCTCAGCGAGTCGTGCAGCCGTTCAGGCTTAACATCAACTTTCTTAGCCTCTTTTTTCTCGTACTTCGCCATGATGAACCTCTATGAGCAAACGAGGCGTACTGCTACGCCTGCGCTGGGTGCTGTATCGTCTGTATCTGTTGGATTACGCACGCAAACCATGCTCAAACCAACATCAAATGCGTATCCTTGGTCGATAATCAGACAATCTACGGTACTCGCAGGCACCAAATAGACTAAATCTGCTACATCAGACGCAAGACTCACAACAATCTTGTTGAAGAGCTTAATGTAGACATTGTGAGTGTTCCCGTTGTTCACAAACAACGTATACAACGTGCCCGTTGTACCAAGAACATCAGTCTGAACTGTGCTGGACAAGGCAGTGTCTACAATAAGCTTGGTAGCGATGGCTACGTGGCGATCAGTGGTGGTAGTTGCCATGTCTTCTTCCTATGATGTAATGATTCTGACGTTAACGCCAGACAGGGCAGAGTTGCCAGTCGTTCCGCCCAAGGTAACCACGCAAAAGCTGAGGTCTGTGGCGAATGTCATGCCCTTCAGAAAGGTAAATGTCCTCTTGGCTCCACCACGAACCTCACCGATAAAGTCTGGAGCATTGCTCCCGAACGTAGGCGCAGCCACGTTGTAGATCTTGAAGTAGCAATCAGTAGACGCATTGGCTGTGTTGTCCACTTCCGCCATAAACACATCGACCGTGCCACCAATGAGACCCTTTTGGTCAGCATCAACTCCAGCAGCAATCTTAGTGATCATCCGACCACCAATCTTGGATGTCATCGTCGCAGTAGTAATCGCAGCCATTTTCTATTCCCCAGAAATACGTGTGTAAAAGTCTGACGCAACCTCATAGCTCTCTTCTAAGACAACGGAAACCCTTTCAAGCTCCCTCACTCCTGAATCATAGAGCATGTCAACTACCTTGAGAAGGTCAGATACTTTCTCCATGTCATGAACATCTACGACAGGAACCCAAACCATCTCGTTGTCTTTTCTGTCTACAATCTCAAATCGCCTAGTCCTGGCCCGCCAACGATAGGGGAGAGTCACACCATCTTCATCTTTCACATATGCATCTATGTGCAAACCCATGTCGTTAAACATTGCCTGAAGAGTGCTGATCAATATGAGATTCTTCTTTGCTATATCTGCAAACTTCTTGCTTTGCTCAATTGCCCTCACGGTATCCTTCCTCTTGTGCTGAGCACCTTATACTACTAGTAACTAACTAGTATCTATACCTACTAGTACTCTCTCTCCCCAAAGAGAGAGAGTATATTATCTATTACTACTACTACCTATTACTACTATTCTACTAGAATACATTACTACATTATCTAAGTATATTAACTAACACTTAGTTAACTAACTAGTAATATAGTTAATGCTGGCTGTCAAGAAATAAGTTCAAGAACTTGCAAGCGTGCCAAGTGAAATAGGATTTTTTTTAAGGAGGGGGTTGTATTTAAGCTAGTAAAGCCCCCCGGGGGGGGAGGCCCCCCCTCCGCGCTATGGGGGGATCATATGTTATGCATATATAGTATAGGGTATGTTCTATTCCTTAGTACTATGGCAGGAATGTATAGCTATTCTGATTCTATGTTCTAAGGGTTTGTAGCTATTTAGTTAGGTGTCATATTCAGAGGAGTACAAAGAGATAGAACAATATGTACAAAATAGGCATGTATTGAATAGAGGGGGACACAGCCCCCATCCCACTACCCCCTGGACCACCTCACAATCCCGACAAGGCCAAACATGGCCACCTCGGCACCCTGCGGTCAGAACACCGCCCACTTTTGACGTTTGCTGGGCGTTGGAGGTGCCTACAAGGCCTCCCAGCTTCGCCGTAGGGTGTAACCACTACCCCGGGGTACCAGGACACAGTGCAGGGCCCTTAGAAGGCCAGGAAGGCTTCCCAGTCGAGTGCACCAGTGGTAGCCGTCGGGCTCTGCCGGGTACAGCAAGGCCAGCTAGTGCTTGGAGTAGTCCAGACGCAAAAAACCCCCGAGGCAGAAGCCCCGAGGGTTTAGTGCTGCAGAGAGCTTGTCTTGACTACTTCTGCATGCTCTGGACTATCTGGCCTAGCTGGGCAAGACCGGCCCCAAGCTGGCCAAGCTGGGCGACAACTTCATTAAGGTCCACCGAGGCCTCTGGAGTCTCCTCTATCGTCTTGTGTAGGGACCATGAACCAGTCTGGTTCCGCCGTTGGTTCAATGCAGTCTTGAGGGCTGCACGACTGTGCTCCAAGCTCTTGGGTCCAAACCGCTCATTGCACCGATGCCGGAATTCACCGGTCTTAGCATCGGAACCGTTCAAGCTCTGGACGTATTCGACGGCGAATTCCTGGACCGCCCCTGCCATGCTCTGACCATTCAGAGCTTGCCGAGCTTTCACCTCCTGTACCAAGTCACTGCAGAGCTTGGCTGTAGAGGTACCTCGAGACTCGTAGTCTCCCTCCTTTGCAAAGGTCCGTAGTTCACCGATTGACATACCTCCCAAGCGGTCCTCGATGGTAGCCACCTGGGCAGTAGGTTTAGAGCCCGGATTCACCGGGCCATTGCTGGCCTTGCCTCGAGACTCTGTAGCCTTGGTTTCTTGGGCCACCTCCCCAGTGGACTGGGGAAGCAAAGCAATACCCAGTTTCTGCAATGCGGAAGCATTGAAGCTAGCCAGCTTGTATGCCACCGCCCATTCCGGGGAAGTCCAGTCGTCAAGAGGGTTATCGTCCAATTCATCGGCATATACATATCCGCCCTTGTTCCGATACAGGACATCTAGAACCTCACCAGAGGCGAGAAGGCTAGCCAATTGCTCGGCCGTCTTAACCGGTGTCCCGTCAAGGTTCTGCAAGGGTGATTCTGAATAGATGCAGGTCAGTGGAGATACTTTTGTTCGTTTTGCCATGATTGTTATGTTTCCTTGTTTCATTCACATTGTTTCATTGCCCTCCCAAGAACACCTCGAGAGGAACCAGCACAGTAGCACTATCTGGCCTTTACGTGTCAAGACCAGCACTCACAGTGGTGTCGTCACGTCCAAATATGCACCGTTCAATGCCTACTCTCGGTGAGTACGAAAAGTTGTAAATTCTTTGGTGAAACGATAGTGCTCCGCCCTAACAATAGACTCGGTTTGTGTCCCATCTAACAGCCTTCCTATAGCTGTGTGCTTAGGTACCTATATCAATCATTGTTTTATGTAAGCAGTACTGTATGCAATATCAGTGTGATAAATGAATATCATATGATAGAACTAAAAATAAATACCATTCCATTCATCAGAACAAAGTGATTCAGATACCAAATGATATTGAATAGAGTACGCGCGCGCTGCCAGCAAATACATTCTATGTATTACACAAAGTAACAGACAATAAAAAACCCCCCGGCATTATTACCGGAGGGCTTAGTGTTCGATTGACTAATGTTTCCCCTTACGGGGGACTCATTTATAGCATACCTTTAAGGCCAGTGGAGGCCTTATAGCATCGACCCTATAGGTTTCCCTACCTTTGGTCTTAGGATGCATCCTATGCCTAAACTCATGATGCCATGAAGCAAAGAGCGGATTGTATATTGTGCCCATGTATTGCCATACCTCACCGCTATCCGTATCCTCTGCTGCCATTGGGTCGGGCAGCATAGAGTTTAGTATTGCATTAGATAGCTTATCCCACGCCACAAACCATTCATTAGTGTTCTCCTTCATAAAGGCAACACTAATACCAGGTGATTCATGGTAATAAGAATCAATAACAGTTGTTGTACTCATGTTAATCAATCCTTACAGGCATGATAATAAACTGTACATCAGAGATACCAGTCTCAAGGTATGGATTATGAATCAATCGCCATACCACTGGGCTCAATGGTCCACTAAACTCTGCCATCCATTGATTCCTATGGGTAGGTAACTTCAATGCCTTGCCTATCTTGCCAAGCATTGCCAGATACTGTGGGTCAAAGCCAATAGCCCCACTGGTAGCGCTTGTATCCTTAGGCAATACACTCTCATAGTCTGGAAGGTCATCCAGCCTGCAATGGTCTAACTCTGGCTTGTAGTGACCCTTGCTTGCAATGTATTGCTTTACCTCATCGCCTTCAATGAAGCATACACCGAGGCTGGTATCCTCATCAAATACATAGTCAATAATGAGCATACAGTGTCCGTTGGTGGCCACAAAGCGGGTAAGCCCATCGGGCCTTGGCTTTGCTTTAATGGCGATGCCATAGATGTATCTACCCTTGCTCTTTGCTTCCTTATGGGTGGCAATAGGGGCCAATGCCTTCATGACATTGAAGGGCAAGGTGTACGTTGCTTGTGATTCTTTAATTGCGTTCATTGTTTTACCTTAGTAGCTGGTTCTTGAATCATAGTTGGGTGTAGTGTGCTGCTGCTTTCCTGCCGATAGATACCTCCGGTATCGAGTAAGTGTTTCCATTTGAAGTGGGCATTTACGTTCGTAATAAGAGTCATGTGGACCAGCATTGCGAAGCTGAACACTATTCATAGGTTGAATCATTGCCAACCCCTCAACTTTACACCCAATGAATTGAGATATATAACTAAAACAATTTTCTCCATAGACAATGACAAATGATACTTCATCTAAGTCCTTGCCCTCATACACTCCAAGGTCATACTCACGACCCCTGTAAACATATGAGCCAAGGTAGATGCAATACGACCATAGGTTGTGGTCGTCACCATGAAACTTCTTGTCGCCATCAAATATATTGTATTGATTCTTCATT